CCCTCCGTCGTCCCCGCCGATCCCGCCGCAGCCGCATTCGACTTCGGCCAGCTCAAACCCCTCTTCACCGAGCTGAGCACGTCAATCGCGACCGAGATCGGCGCGCTGCGCACCGAATTCCGCACCGAGGTCGACGGCCTCGGCGTGAAGTTCGCCAAGCTGGAAAAGGAACAGGAGGAAGCGCCCGCGCCAACCTTCCGCGCCCGGCCGCAGGGCAACGGCGGTGCCGGCAACTACGCCGGCGTTTTCTAAGCCCCACCCACACCGCCCGCCCCGCAGTTTCTTTCAATCAGGACACCACCATGGGTTACAACCTTTCCGATCGCGGCCGCCGGGCACTGGACGGCCTCTTCACTGCCATCGGCAGCGTCAACGGCACGCGCGACGTTAGCCGCCTGTTCGCGCTCGATCCCACCAGCGAGCAGCGCCTCGAGGATCTGCAGCGCGAGCAGGTGGGCTTCCTCAACCGCATCAACGTGATCGGCGTGCGCGATCTCATCGGCTCGGTCATCGGCCTGGGCACCGAGGACATGATCGCCTCGCGCACTTCCGAGGCGAGCCTGCCGCGCAAGCCGAAGTACATCGGCCAGCTCGATGACCGCGAGTACCGCCTCTACGACACCGAGTTCGATACCAAGCTGCCTTGGCAGATCATCGACAACTGGTCGAAGTTCGCGGACTTCGCGCAGCGCTACTCGCGCCACGTCGCGATCTCCGTCGCGCTCAGCCGGATCTCGGTGGGCTGGCACGGCCTGACGGCCGCCGCCAACACCAACCCGGTGGCCAACCCCAACGGCGAGGACGTCAACATCGGTTGGCTGCAGAAGCTGCGCCTCGAGAAGCCCGAGCACGTCATGGGCCGCAACACCGTCACGGCCGGCGGCGTCACCACCGCCACCGGCACCGCGAAGCCGATCTACATCGGCGCGAACTCGGACATCGGGGACGGCGATTACAAGAACATCGACGCGCTGGCCTATGACATGATCTCGGGCATGCCGACCTGGGCGCGCAGCTCGACCGACCATGTCGTCCTGGTCAGCCAGGACCTGGTCGATGAGAAGTACTTCCCGATGATCAATCGTCCGCTGTCCACCACGATCGATGGCGGCCGCGCCACCAGCGACGTGATGACCCGCGACATCATCATGTCCGCGCAGCAGATCGGCGGGCGCCCGGCGGCCATCGTGCCCAAGTTCCCCGAAGGCACCATGCTGATCACGCCGCTGGGCCAGCCCGATGCGTCCGACAGCAGCAACCTGTCGATCTACTTCCAGGAGGGATCGCGGCGCCGCTACATCATGGACAAGCCGGAGATCAAGGCGAGCCTGGTCGACTACAACTCGGTGAACGAGGGCTATGTTTTCGAGGACACCGACTTCGCGGTCCTGGCCGAGAACATCACCTTCGGCGACCGCCCGTAATACCCGAGGGCGCCGACGGCGGGACCTGTCATCCGGGATGGCACCGCCAGAGCCAGTAGAGAGGGGGTTGCGTTTACGCTCCCCCGCCCGCCGACGGATCGAGCGGGCACCACACCCATAGGAGAGCCCCGCATGGTCAGCCCCTTCCGGCGCCACAAGCAGATGGTCCACGGCCTGAAAAGCGCCGGTCCCAACCACGTCAGCCACCGAACCACGCTCGCCGCGCCCGAGCCCCAGACCGACACCCCGGCGGGGCAGGAGTACGCCGCGCTGCGCGTACTGCTCCACGACAACCTGCGGGCGCTTGCTGACACCGCGTCGATCGAGGCGCGCAACCCGATGAAGGCCGAGTTCGCCAAGGCGTTCGCCGACTGGATCGAGGGCGTGCTGCAGGCGGGCGAGCTGGGCGCGGCTGTGCAGGACGAGATCCTCGTGACCAACATGGTCTGGGCGATCGACTACCGCGACTTCGACTACTCCCTGCGCCTCGGCGCCCATGCCCTCAAGCACGGCCTGATCCTGCCCGAGCGCTACAACCGCACGGCGGCGTGCTTCCTCGCCGAGGACATAGCGACCGTTGCCCTAGCGCAGCACGAGTTGGTGTCGCTCGAGCAGCTCCTGCAGGTGCTCGACCTGGTCGACGGCGCCGACATGCCGGACCCGGCCAAGGCTAAGCTCCACAAGGCGATCGGCCGCGCCTTCCGCCGCCGCGCCGAGGCGTTCGATCCCTCGGCCGACAATGCGCCGGCCGGCGGCAAGTCCGCATTCGCCACTGAGGCGCTGACCCATCTGCAGCGCGCGCTGGCGCTGGACAACAGCGTCGGCGTCAAGACGGACATCAAGGATCTGGAGCGGCTGCTTAAGGCGCTCGAGGCCGAGACCACCACCACCACGGAATAACGGAACGCCCCACGGCGCTCGGGGGGCGGACGGTCTGACAGGTAGCCGCTTGCGGCCTGCCGGCCAGCCCGTCCCCACCCCCCGACAACCGCTTCGAAGGGATCGAACATGACCGGCCTCCTCTCCTACCCTGCGCCCAGCGCCGACCCGGCCGGCGCCGAGGTCGGGGCGGACGGGTGGTTCCCGCCCATCAAGCTGGACACCGTGCGCGAGATCCCGCGCCTGGGCGACGGCACGGTGCCGACCGCGCGCCTGGTCGCTGCGATCGAGGGGGGCATGCTGCATGCCTTCCGCGAGCTGTCGAGCTGGCGCAGCGAGCGCGCGGGGGCCGGCCTGACCGGTCTTGCGCAGACGACGGCGCTCACGTTGAACGGCCGGAACATGGCGGTCGCGCTGTGGGAACGGGTGGTCATCTACTTCGCGGCGGCCGAGCTGCAGGGTCAGTACCGCGACATCGCCGCCACTGACGACGGCCTCGACCGCGCCGCCGAGAAGGTCCTGACCGCCGACGATTCGCGGCGTATCGCCCTTGCCGCGGTTGCGGATCTGCGCAGCATCGGTGCCGCCACGCCCGTCGCCCGCAACCGGGTGGAGCTGATCTAATGGCGACCGCCACCGCGCTCGAGGGCGACACGGTCGATGCGATCTGCTGGCGCGAGCTGGGCCGCACCCGTGCGGTGACCGAGCAGGTATTGGCGCTCAACCCCGGCCTTGCCGCGCTCGGCCCGAACCTGCCTGCCGGCACCATCGTCACCTTGCCCGAGCTGTCCGCTGCCGCGCCCGCCGTGCTCGAAACCGTCAAGCTCTGGGACTGACGATGCGCAAGATCGACACGCTGAAGACCGCGATCTTCGCGGCGCTGCCTGAGCTGAACAAGGATCCCGACCGCCTCCGGATCTGGATCGAGCGCGGCACGGCCAAGTCCACCCAGACGGACGATCGCGGCTTCGCCTTCGCGTTCCAGCTCAATGTGGTGGTCGTGGAGATGGCCAGCGACATCGCCATCCTGTTCCTCGCTGTCTTCCAATGGCTGCGGGTCAACCAGCCCGAACTGATGATGCCCAATGCGGATGCGATCGGCTTCGATGCCGACATCCTCGACAATGGCACGGCCGATGTACTGCTGACGCTCCAGCTCGACCAGGCGGTCAGCGCGGTGCCGCGCGGCGATGGCGGCTTCGATATGCAGTATCGCGGCGAGCCCAATCCGGCCTTCGACGACGTGCTCAGCATCATCGCGCAGGAAGCGGCGCCGCTGCTGACCGGCGCCCAGGTGGTTGAAGACACGCCGCCGTGGGAGACCTGAGGCGTGGCCGATGACCTGAGCCAGTTCGATGAATGGTTCGGCCGGATATTGGCGGGCCTGTCGCCAGCGCAGCGCCGAAAGGGGGCGATGCATCTCGGGCGCGAGCTTCGCAAATCGAACCTTGCCCGCATTGCCGCGAACCTCGAGCCCGATGGCCGCGCCATGGAGCCCCGCAAGCCCCGCCTCGATCGACGCGGGAAGGCTCGCCGGTCCAAAGGCAAGATGTTCAAGGGCCTGCGCCGGCTGCGCAACTGGAAGATCATTGCGGATGCGGACGGCGTCGAGATCCGGCCCGCGTCCGGCAACGTCGACCGGGTGGCTTCTGTCAGCCAGTTTGGCGAGGTGTCGCTCGTGGGTTACCGCCGAACTGGTGGGCCCATTCGGACGCGCTATCCGGTGCGGCGGATCGTAGGTTTTGGCCCGGAAGACGGTACGCATCCGATAGCCGCCGCGGCGCTCCCGTAACCAGGTCGCCCCGTTGACGATGGTTCAGGCGGCGAGTTCCTCGGCCACCTGCTGCTGAGCTGCCTTCCAGTGCCACGGCAGGAGTTCGTGAAGGCGGTTCTGGGGGATGTCAGCGATCCGGGCGAGGACGTCAGTGAACCAGGCGAGCGGATCAACTTCGTTGAGCCGGGCCGTGCCGAACAGGCTGAACATCATCGCCGCGCGCTGGCCGCCGCGGTCCGAGCCCACGAACAACCAGGCTTTTCTTCCCCGGGCCACGCTGCGCAGCTGGCGCTCCGCGGCGTTGTTCGAGAGACATATCCGGCCATCGGCGAGGAAGGTGGTGAAGCCTGCCCAGTCGTTCTGAAGGTAGGCGATGGCCTTGGCCACGGCATCGTGACGAGAGAGCTTGCTGCGCGTTTCGTGCATCCAGGCCTCCAGTTCGGCAACGATCGGAGCGGACAGCTCCTGGCGAACGGCCAGGCGCTCGGCGGCAGGCTTGCCGTTGATGCCGCGCTCGATGGCAAAGAGCCGATCGATGATCTCGAGCGCCTCGGTTGCCAGCGGCGAGATGAGCGGCGCAGTGCCTTTTTTCTTGCGCTTGAGCTGCTGTCTGAGGTCGACGAGCTTGAAGAATTCCCGGCGTGCATGAACCCAGCAATTTGCGCGCGTCATGGGCTTATCGGCCCAGCCTTCCTCGAACAGGGCATTGAAGCCGGCATACCTGTCGACCTGGAGAATACCGGTATAGCCGGCCAGGTGGGCGCGAGGATGCTCGCCCCTGCGATCGCTGGAGTAGTAGCACAGCGCCACCGGCGGCGCCGGCCCGCCGAACGGGTGATCGTCGCGCACATAGTCCCATATCCGCGCTACGCTGGTTTTCAGCTTGGCCAGAAGTGGAACGGTGGTGTCGTCTGCATGCAGGCGGTCAGCGGCAAGCCCGTGCGCCTCCAGCAGCAGGAACAGGGGTTTCACCGCCACGCAGATCGCGCCGATCTGATCCGCGAGCGTCGAGAGGCTCAAGGGGATGCCCTCGGCCTCGAGCCGGTCACGCTGGCTATTGAGAGGCTGGTGCAGACCGTACTTCTGGAAGGCCAGGTTCGCCAGGAAGTGCGGCCCGAACATCCCGCGCGGCGTCACGTGGAAGGGCGCTGGTGGCTGGCTGATCTTCTCGCACTTACGGCACGAGACCTTCTCCCGGACCGTTTGGATCACCTTGTGGCGGGCCGGTATTCTCTCGAGCGTTTCGGTGATCACCGGGGGCAGATGGCTAAGATCGTCCGAGCCGCAGCACGGGCAAAGCTCTGGCGCTGGGATGACGACCTTCTCGCGCGGCACGTCGGCCGGGAAGTCGCGGCGGGTGGACCGCTTGCGGGTGAACGCTGCGACCGCGGTGGTCTTGTCGGCCGCAATTTGGCCGAGCAGTTCGGCCTCGCTGGCATTGGCCTCGAGTTCCTCGAAGGTGAGTTCGAGCTGACCCAGCAGGCGCCGGCTGCGCTCGGAGCTCGCGCCGTATTTGTCGCGGCGCATCTTCTCGTTCATCAGCTCGAGGTGGGCGTTGCGGGCCAGCAGATCAGCGTTGATCGCCCAGACTTTGGCAACCCGTGCTTCGGCCTCGAGGGCTTTGACCTGGGCTTGTTCTGCCTGCTCACGAGCTACGGCGAGCTCGGCGCGAAGCTGGAGAAGCTCATCGGACGGGTCGCTTGTGGCCATGCTCTTTTTATAGCACGAACCTGCCGCAAACCCCAGGTTTCAAACCAGTTTTCCCGCATATTTTGTCCCCGTCAGGGGGGGCGGACAGGCGGGATTTGTCCCACCCCGGTGGACGCTGGGGATCAGCCAACCTGGGTTGGACGCCAGGTCTCCCGGGGGTTGCGCCAGTCTATACCCTCGAGCAGACAAGCCATCGCCGAGGCCGAGATGGCCACCGTCCCGTCCTTTGCCGCGGGCCACACAAAACGTCCCTTTTCCAAACGTTTTGCAAATAATGACATCCCGAGGCCGTCATGCCACAGAATTTTGCAAAGCGCCCCGTTCCGCCCGCGGAAGACGTACAGGTCGCCAGCATGGACATCCTTTTTCAAGGCCTCCTGAACCTGCAAAGCGAGCGACCGCATGCCCTTGCGCATGTCAGTATGGCCTAACGCGAGCCAGACCTTGCCCCCGCTCGGGACCGGGATCATCGGATCAGCGCCTTCAGAACAGCCGCGGCCATGCCGGGCGGCGCCGATGCGTAAATGTTCACGCGCCGCCCACCAGGCAGATCCACCACAACAGCCGGCGGCGACGGTAACGGCTTGCTGCCTCCGTCATCAAGGACGACGGCTTCGACGAAGCCGACCTGCGCCGACGCCGCAGCGCCCGCCACCCCAGCCTCCAGGCACGCCTTACGGCGCCAGGTGTAAACCAGCGCCGTCGATACGTCATACTGGCGGGCTACACGCGCCACGCAGGCGCCAGGAGAAAATGCCTCCGCCAGAATCTTCGCCCGCTCGTCCTCGCCCCAGCGCCGCCGACGCTCAGGCCCGCCGAAAACCGTGATCTGACCCACAAAAACCGCTCCTACGACCGCGCTCAAGAGCGACCTTAAGAGAGCGGTCTGTCACGTCCCGGGCAAGGCGACGCTCAACGGATGCGTACGGAAGACGAGCATTTGGCGCTTGAGATTGCGTCGGCAATGACTGACGCCAAAGGTTCGGCTCGGAAAATCGCTCAATGACGCGATTCTGAAAGCCTCCCACTCGCTCCTTTTTTGAGTGGGGGCTTCAAGATTGAGATCTTGGGTGATTTCAGTTCAACACAATAGTCGCAATGATGGGTCCGAGACCTATGCCAAATACTAAACTAGTTTATCTCGCAGTAAACCAGCCGTCTCTTTGAGCAACATCTATCAATTTTGGCGACGTCGATCCGGCATTATTCGTAAGTTGAGTGTCCGCGAGCGCCACAAGCGACAACGGATATTTTGCCGGATCTGACGAAATCTTCAAGGCAATGGTTGTCGGCATCGAGTACTCACGGTCGAGGCGGGGAGGTGCTAAAGCACCCTGTGCATAAAGGGATTCAATTTTTGGAAGTACCGACTTCCAGCGACTGCTCTCACGACAATGCATAAGCAGTGTCTGAAGTGCGAACTGTCCTTCAGGCTCATTGGCGTCAAGGTCAGTGCTGACCAGAGCATTGGCCAGATCGAAACGCTGTGTAGGCGATAGGCGAAGGCCAACATACATTTTAAGACGAGTGCTACCCTGCTTTATATTAGATATTGCACTAGTCGCTAGATCTATCGGTGTAGAAGTATCTGCGAATTGCATACCGCGATAATCATTTACCAATTGACGCCACTCTTTGCTGTCCAGCGCCGTAAGCGAATGATCTATTGTATCTAATATCTTGGATAAAGTCGACCGCGTGCTCCACATCAGCAGCAACAACAACAATCTCCTGCGCTCAGACTGCGAAGAGGCGCCATTAAGCCGGTCGGCCCACCACCGCGGAGCTCCAGATCGCAAACGGGCATAGCGCGCCACTTCCACGAGATCAGGCGCATTTTCAAGCGGAGCATCT